TCCCATACAGCTGACCCAATCTCAATGTATACTTTGGTATCTCGGCTAAAATATAATTGTTGTGCCATTAGTTTCTCCTATAATCCTGAAAAGACTTGAACTTGAACGTTTGTTCGTGTCAGTATTTTCTAGTATCGAACCTCTATTGTCATTTCACCGACTCCATATGGTTCAAGTACACCCTCATCAGTATCTATACTAATAATTGTGATTTGGTGCGTATATTGGGTTGCCCCTTTTCTATCGATGTATTCTAGTCTAGAGTTATCTTCTAATACTACTTCTACATCTTCTAGTAATTTATCTAAATCTTCTACTGCATCTTCTGAGTTTACATAACACCGGAGCGTTACGCTCATAAAACGATCTTTATAGCCACCACCTTGATAATCTCTAGTTTCAGAACCTGCATTTAAATGCACTGCAGGGAACTCTTCTATTTCATCCCAGAATTTTAATCGTGGTTGAACATTGTTAAATAAGTTTGTAAGATACTCTCCGTTTCCATTAATACCTTTTAATTTATCTACTAGTGCATTTACAATGGCTTGTCTTCTAGTTGCGTATGTTCTTGTAGCCATTACTGTCTCCTAGTATATAATCTTCCGGTTACCATTTCTGCAGCTATTTCTCGTATTGATCTATCAATTAATTTACGAGGGTCTCTATCTGTGCTTCCTTGAGCAAATCCTGGCTCGAAAGTTTGATAGGGGTACAGTTGGTAAGTATATCCTACAGAAGGAAACCCTTGAGGTGTTTTACTTACGTCTGTAATTTTAACTCCTGAGGCAAATCTACCTGTCTGATATTCTAATCCAGGAAGTTCCATATTTTTTGCTACGACTGTATTAATTCTAGTATTTAAAGCAGCGTATAGTCTTACTTGTGAAAACCCCGTGCCTAACATAGAAGCTCTAACAGCTTTCTTTCTACCTTTTCCAGTAAGTTTTGCTTTAGCGCCAACTTTACCTTTTACGCTAGTTTTAGACTCTTTAATTTTAATATTTTCAGTAGTTACTTTACTTTTTTTAATCTTTTTAAAAGGGTCTGTTATTATCTTTACAACTTGCTTTCTTTTTTTAGTTTTAAAACTGTCTGATCCTTTTAAGTCTGCAAAAGCAAATATAGGGTTCTTTTGTAATCGGGCTATTGCTTTATCTAGCGTATCTAATAAAAGTTTTTTCTTGTTTTGAGAATCAGCTCTTTCGGCTTGGTTAGAAACAGAAGACCCTAAAAATATTTCCATTGTATCCGTTTTAGAGTTGCGAATTACAGTTATATCAACTCCTTGAGACTCAAAAAACTTTTTAACACTAGCTAAAGTATTTCCGCTTACATCTTCGTTTAGTACATTGTCAATGGTATCGCGCACAGTTGTCTCTAGTACACCTACAAACTGTCCGTGCTCTAGGTTATAAAGGTTGCCTCTTCTGCCTAAAATACCTTTTGCTCTATTATTTATCTTTTCAAATAAGTCATTTAAAGGATCGTTGTAAGCAGACTTAACTCTTTTAAATACGTCTCCACTTTCAAATACAGTGACTACTAATTTTCGAGGAGTTGCTGTAGTTATTCTTACTAATCCTTTCTTTGCTTGATTTCTATATATAGCTGTCATAGTAGATATAAAAGCTAATATATTTGCGTCACTTGCTTTTGATATCTTAGCAGCAAACTTTCTTCCTTCTTTAGCTTCACCTGCATAAGCTTTTGCAACTCCCTCTCGCAACCCTCTTTTTAAAGCTCTACTTGTAATTGTAAATACGTGACCTCTTGTATTAAAAAGCGCTCTTTGTTCTGCGTTAGCAGATGCACCACTAACTGATAACAACTCTTTCTGTAACTTTAATAGAAACTCTCTTTGACTTGCATTACTCATTAAAAGTTTTTATATAAGTCAAGCACACGCTTGATATGGTCAGGAAAAGCAACATTGTTACGCTGACTAGTACTTGCTTGATTCTGTACTGAAGCACCTGCAAGTGTGCGGCGCTCTTTGTGCTCATCTTTAATATAGTAAGTAATCAAATCAATAACTGCAAGTTGTAAATCTGCTGGAACTGTCTCATAACCAGCAGTATAAACTACACGAACAGCTCCAGGACCTTTACGCCAATTACGGAAGTTTGAACCTCCAGTAGTTCTTAAAAGGCTATCTGTCCCCGCATCAAAGTAAAATTCATGAGCTGCTTCTGTAAGAGTGGCATAGGCTCCATCATAAGAGTCTCGCTCTTCTACAGATACAATAGTATTAACAGGGCTCTCAGTAAGTTGTACCATATGAGTATCCCAAGTAACATTAATGACTTCTGTTTTATTAGTACTGTAGTAGTCTACAATGCTATTTCCACAGTAAGTTTTTATTAACTGACTCACAGCAGGAATCAAAGCTTCAATACGCAAGTCTTCTTTCGGAGACTGGATACCTTCAGCTTCTTTATATTCTTCTAGTGTAATTAAATTTGTCATATTTGAGTCATCTAATAAAAACTCGGGGGAGCGAACTCCCCCCAGTCTCTTGGTTCAGATTATGTTGCGAGGTCGATCTTAACAGCTGAACGGTTACCTGCTGTATCTGCAACCAACTCTTCAAAGCCGAGTGATTGAGTAGCAACGATAACACGACGCTGGTTACCAACTTCGTAATCTGTCTCAACTGCAACACCGCGTAGACGTGGAATTGCATAGTTGCGAGTGTTAACAGCGAATGCGCACGGAATGCCATTTGCTTCTGTTGCAAAGCTATCAGATACGATTACAGGTGAACCATAAACCGCACCGATTGCACCAGTAAGCTTAGTAGCGATATCAGAACCTACATCAGTGATGTCGGCAAAACCTGAATCTTCGATAAGCTCGTAGTAACGTGCCTGTGAGATGATATAAGCAACATCAGTAGGGTTAATACCATACTTACCCATTGCTTTACGGGCAGTAAGAAGGTTAGCTGCTGTAAGAACATCGCCACTAGCAATGCTAGGAGCTACTGAGCTAGCAGTTGCATATCCGTCAAGACCAGTGATTGAACCAGCACCGTTGATAATAGCATTATCTACTGCGCGAGCGTGTGCACGAGCAACTGACTCAACAAGCATAGGCATCAAGTTAACGAGAACTTCTTCGTCTACATGGTTGTCCATGAAAGTCTGTGAAATCAGACGGTAAGCATTCAAAATTACTTGAGAAGGCTTATAAGTGTTGTCAGAAGCACCACGATTTTCGAGGTTACCTGCTGCAGCTGCACCAGTTTGGAAAGTAGCTGCCTCAACGTCTGGCTGAATAGGTAGTACAGTTGCTGCACCATTTACTTGAATCTCACGGAACAGACCAGCTGTACGTAGGTTCAGAGTAACTTCCTTTTCAATTTGACGAGAAACTTCTTGATCGATATCACCAGCATTAGTTGTATAGTCGATACCTGCCTTCTCTTGAATGCTTTGACCAAATGCAGTATTCATACCTTTGCCAGTTACGACACCAAGGATATGTGCTTGCATGAAATCTTTGCCCCACTTAGTGAGATCGTTAGTAGATGTACGATCAGAGAAAGTACGCTTTGAGTCACGCATCTTAGCGAGCTCATCACTCTTCTCAGACAACTCTTTTTTGAATGCTTCAAGAGTTGTATTAAAATCTGCATCTTTCTCAGCTAGCTTAGCTTCGAGGTCTGCTTGAAGACGCTCAGCACCCGTTTCAACGGCAGTTACTACTGCTGTCTTAACTTGCTCTTCTTGTGCTACTTTAGCTGCAACTTCCGCTGCTGCTTTTTCTTGGTCAGCTTTTTCAGCTGCTTTCTGCTCGGCTTGCTTCATTGCAATATTAGCAGCAGTTTGCTCCGCTACTTTTTTAGCAAAAGCTTCCAAGTCGATTTCTGGAGTATTAACTTCAGACATTTTGATCTCCTGTTGTGCGGATAAGTCCGCCTTTTCCGGTGTATTTCTAGCTACGCTAGAGGTATTGACCTCGTCCTTAGCCAGAGTCTGACCGGCTAGATCTACACGATTTGTGAAAGTTTTCTTGAACTCCTCATACTCATCCATCGAGTTAAAGGATTTCGCCAAAGAAAAAGTAGCTGCCTGATTGCAAGGTACGGAAACAACCGAAACTTCAAACAACTCAGCGTCCTTAATCATTAATCCATCAGTTTCCTTAATATAATCTGCATCCTTGACACGGAAACCGACAGAAAAGGCTCCAAGGACACCATCTTTAACAAGCTCAGCAACGTTACCAGGGGCACTCTTGCTGATTTTGCATTCTAGTTCTAGACCATTTGGACCAGCTTTCATGCCAGTAGCACGACCAATTGGTCGATCATAGTCATGGTTGAAAAGAATAATAGGATTCTTCTCGAAATTGTTTAAACCACCTTTTGTCCAAGCCTCTGAAGAAATAGAGTCGCCCGCGCGATCGAAGTCAGCAGTGCTTGCCATTCCACGAATCATAACACTACCATCTTCGCCGGTCTGTGCTTTGAACGTGGAGGTTAAGTTAAATATCTTTTCCATCTTTCTTTACCTCTGTCTTCACAGGCTTTGGTACTTCTATTTTTACAGGCTGTGGCTTTGGCATTTCTATCTTTGGTTTAGGGTTTGTAGCCATGAGCCAAAGTTCCGGCTCGTTTCTTTCTAGCATTACTAACATTCTAGAGTAGGATCGAAATACTCTTCGAATGCCTGAAAGTAGAACTGGTTTGTCTGCGCACTTTACATAGTCTGGCTGGCTTAGAACTTTGCCTTTTTCTGCAAAGAACATAGCTACTGTTTCTAGTGTTTTACGCACTTGGGCTTTATTCGCCATTTGTATCTCCTTCTGTTGGTCGTCCACCTAAGTCTGGGTTGGTGGCACTTCCTGCGATATTAGCAGGAACCCTTAAATCACTGTGACCTTCTATGTCTTCAAAACCTAGATTATCACGAGCTTCGTTTGGTGTAATTATTCCCGCATTTACAAGAGCAGAATAATACTGAGCTGAGTCACGTAGTTCTGGTTGCAGCGCTGGAATATTTGTAATATCTTCCGATAGTTCATACCCAAAAAATCTTTCTAGAGCATAATTAAGTTTTGTAACTATAGGTAGTACTGTCTCTAGGTAGTACAACCTCATGTTTGGTCGAAGATTAGCATTGTTTCCTGAGTCTAGTAAAATCGGTGGAATACCTAATGCTTTTAATATAGTCTTCTCAGTTTCTTCGGTGGCACTTTGAAAATCAAGTTCTTTAAAGTTTACATTTGAAATAGAATCTACATCTATACCGCCATCAAGAATAAGAGGTCGTCGACCGCCTGCGTCTGGCTTGTATCGAGCCTGCCAAGACATAAGCATACGTTCTTTAATTTTTTCAGAAAGAGTATTAGGACTTTTCAATACCAGCCCTGGAACAGCGCCGTTCTTGAAGAAGTTGTCCTGAAACTTTCTCATGCTAGTCATAAGCTGCATAGTGCGAAGTGCAGGACTCAGACGAGGAACTCCTCGATAGATTGAGTAGAAGGAGTTCTCTTTAACATGAATAATCTCACTAGGAGAGTAAGTTATCTTTTCGTTAAAAGTAAACTTTTCAATATAAGTAGTATCACTTGCATGAATAATCATCTTAGATGCGGGCAGGTGGTACAAATGTACTCCATCAAAATATATAAATATATTTCCGTCTAAGAGAAGGTCAATAATGCAGTTTCTACGAAATGTGTTTATATCTTGAAAAGGGTTAGGCTCAGTATTAAGGAGGAGGTCAACTCTACTGCGCTTAATACCTTTTACTACTGCTGTACCTTTTGTTGCCATACCTACAATAGTGCCGATCTCTGCTGAGTCGTCTACTATCATATTAACACCGCGATTAACTATCTCTAGTTCTTCATAGGCGCGTTCATAGCTATAGATTGGCTCTCTGCTAGGCTCTACCTTATGGTCGTAGTAACGCTGGGCAGGATTCAGCTTTTCTTCTTCTCTACCAAGTATTTTATCATACCACGCCATGTTTAGTTCTCTGTATTTCTACCCAGTTTTCCTGCTTTTTTGCAGTAGCTAGGGAAGGGTCTTTACCGTAAATTGAATGAAGTTGTAGATGATGGTCATGGCACAAGGTTACTGTATAATCATATAACTCTGCCCACTTTTCTTCTATAAACTCATCTCTCCATATAACAATATATTCATCGGTATAGTGTTCGGGGCGAATTGCCTGCTTCCCTTTCAGCCACTCTGACAATAGAGGACTTAAACTATAGTAATGATGGAAGTCTAACTTTTCTGTACTATGACAAATCTGACATGCACCGGCTTTTTGATATTGGGACTTTGCTTTATCCCTTATATACTTAACTCTGTCTCTTTTTAACTGTGCCATGTCTTTCTTTTCCATTTTGATTATCGAAATTATAACTAACTTGAGGTTTCTTGTCAAACACTATTTTTAACGATGTCCTATTAGAAGGTAGTCTGTGAAGTTTCGAATGAGTATATAGCATATCGAAGTGCATCCGCCATGTGAGATGCTTTATTGTGCTTTGGCTTCTCTTTTAGTAGATTGGGATTTGGGTCCCACTGGTACATATCTAGGCAACCTAGAGTTTCTATACATCTCTGATCTACAATAAGGTTATCATTATCTACTATAGCCGCTACATGTCCTATGCCATCAATAATTGACTTCTTTGCGTTTATAGTGCTAATATCATAATTCTGAGCAAAATCAAATCGAGTTTGCTGTGCAGCAGAATCTATGTATATGTAATCTATATTGTGCTTATGAATTTGGTCTCTGATTTCTTCTGCGTGTTTCTCAGTAGTCTTTTCTGAGTCATAATACTCACTCAATACATAATACTTACCAGAGTCCCAGTCATATGCAATTACACAGAAAGCGGTAGGATCTCGGAAACCTACGTCCAGGCCTCCTATAATATCCATACCTTCAGTATTAAGCTCTGAAAGATCTGCTACACATTCTTCTGCATTGAAATTCCAAATCTGGCCTTCATAAGTATTAAAGTCAGCTTCGTACTCTTGCTTAAACTCTGCCTCACTCATGGACTTTTTAGCTTCGTCTACATCATACTGACTCATACGAGGATTATCTTTATAAGTAGCTTTTATGCTACACCATTCAGGAAATTCATCTGAGAATCCTCGATCAAAGAATTTTGCGAACCAGTTAGTTTTACCTCGGGGCGTGGAGATGAAAATTGCCTTCGAGTTATCTTTATCAAGTGTAGGACGTAGAGACACATTAAATGCTTCTTCTCCATCAGTAAGTGCCGCTTCGTCAAAAATAATTAAATCGTAAGAGCGACCAACTGAAGAATCTACCTGATTTACAGAACCCATTCGTACTGTAGAACCATTCGAGATTTCAATAACTTTGTCTTTTGCGTTGTCTTTTGTAACTTCCAGATCGAAGTGCTTAATTAGTGTTCTCTGTAAATCAAAAGAGATTTGCGAGAGTGAGTAGTTCGGCGACATAATCAATATGTTCGACCCCGGAACGAGTGAGACTAGCTGCCCTATAATATTTGCAATATAAGTTTTACCCTGTCGTCTCGACAGGGCTGCCGATACAAAGCGATACTTAGGATTATTAATGGCATTTATCAAAGCTATCTGCGAAGGCAGTGGGTCGATGCCCAGTAACTCCAAATAAGGAGCTACTGGGAGTTTAATAAACCGTGTATCCGACTGTAGATCTTGAATTTCTGTAGAGGGTACATCTACTCTACTAACTTGTACGGGCATTTTTTTTCCTTATATTATCCGAACTTTAAGATTATTCCCTGCCAACGCTGTAATCCTTACAGAGTTCTGAGCAGGCGCATCGAAGTCATAGTCAGTTCCTAAGACAGCACCTTTGTTCAACACGTTAGCATCGTAGTTAATTGCTACACCGTCTGACGAAGGTACTGTAGAACCCGATGTCATGTTGAAGACTATCGCTAGATCAAGATCGTCACCAAGAGCTATGTGGTTCGGGTCTGTTACTGCGTCTAGTTGAGTCTTGTCCATTTGGTTTGTGTAGTCTGTTGAGCCTATCGTGTACTCATACACATTGTCTGTGTCAGAGCAAGTGATAAACATTTTAGTTCCGTTTGTATTAAATGCGATTCCGTTAGGATTTGTTGCCTGTGAAGATACAGAAAAACTATCTACAAAACTTGCAGTAGAAACATCAAAGCCTGTTGTTAAATCATACTCATTAACATCTCTTCCTGTAGCTCCAACTATAAGCATTTTAGTTCCATCGGTATTAAAAGATATTCCGAATGGTTGCGTTTCTTGAGCCGATACTGAAAAGTTTTGAGAAAATGATGCAGTAGAAAGGTCAAAGCCAATTGATAAATCGTATTCGTTTACCTCATCACCTGCACCGCCAACAATAAACATCTTAGTTCCGTCAGTGCTAAAAGTCAGACCTTCTACCTCTGATTCTTGTGAAGATATATTTAAACTGTCAACAAAAGATGATGTAGATACGTCATATCCAGTTGATAATGTGTATTCATATATTGCATTTCCTGACCGTCCTGCAATAAACATTTTTGTTCCATCTGCATTAAATGCTATATCTCTCGGCGAAGTATCTTGTGATGACACTGAAAAATTTTGAGAATAACTAGCAGTCGAAACATTAAATCCCGTGGAAAGTGTATATTCGTTTACATCGTTTCCATCCTCTCCAACTATAAACATTTTTGTCCCAGTTGAATTAAACGCTACGCCTTGCGGTGAACCATCTTGGGATGCTATAGAAAAGTTCTGTGAATAAGCGGCAGTAGAAACATCGAACGTATTAGTAGCACTTGTAGCACCCTCCATAGCCTCAGCCAACGTAGCTAACTCTGTATTCGTAGCGCCGTTTACCCAAGTCTCTGAAGCGTATGTACCGTTAGAGTTGTACTGCCAAGTCCCTGCGTTGTTCCTGACAATGTCTCTCTCGCCATCAGTGTTATCAATGACAGTCCAAGTAGTACGGTCGTCTGTGGAGATAGCGTAGTAGACTTCACCGTCACCTGCGTTCTGGTCAGCCGTCATAGAGTTGATGTCTGTCCAGTAGGTAGTGTCTGTTGAGGCTGTGGTGTGTACTGGTTGGTAGCCTGTTGGGCAGTAAAAAGAACCTGTCGAGTATTGGTAAACTATATCGTCTCCACCAATAAACATTTTGTTTCCAGCCGTGTTAAACCATAGTCCTCTTGGGGTTGTAGTTTGAGATGCAACACTAAATACCACCGAGTCATAAGAAGCAGTAGATAAGTCAAACGCAGCAGAAAGACTATATTGATGAACTTGATCCGCTCCTAAGCCAACAAAATAAAATTTAGTTCCATCAGAATTAAATGCAATTTGCTGCGGGTTTCCATCGTAAGACCCAATGCTTAATGAAACAGAATCATAAGATGCTGTGCTAACAGTAAACGCAGGAGATAATGTGTATTGGTACACCGTATCGTTGGTAGCACCCACTACATATAATTTTGTTCCGTCGTTATTAAAAGTTATTGAAGCAACATTGCTTTCTTGGCCTGAAAAAGAAAAAGATGCAACATAAGTAAGTGTAGAAATATCAAAAGCAGTAGACAGAGTGTACTCATTTACATCATCTCCAGAACCTCCTGCCAAAAACATTTTTGTTCCATCGTTATTAAAGGCAATAGTTTTAGGGTCTGTTTCCCAAGATGACGTAGATTGTCTTTTAGAAAAAGAAGCAGTAGACACATCGAACGCAGTAGATAAAGAAAATTCGTTTATATCTTGAGCTGACCAATCTACTATATATAGTTTAGTTCCGTCATTATTAAATGCGATGTTGCCCATTCCTGCTATTTCAGAAGAAGCATTGTAGCTAACAGAGTCGTAACTAGCAGAAGATAATTTATAACCTTCAATATAATTACTAAGCTCCAAATCCCCATCCGCAGCATTATAGACAACACCGTACATAGACCAGTCACCACTGGCGACCTGAGCGTATGATGTAGGCGCTGTGGTTTGTACATAGCTACCGCTTGTGGCTGTTAATACAAACTCACCTGAGTTAGCTTCGATGGTCTTGCCTACGTCTGCTGAGGCGAATGAGCCTGTGCCTAGTTGTAGTGCTTTTGCTAGTGTGTATTGGTATACAGTGTCGCTTTGGTTTCCTAAAACGTATAAGCCAGTTCCATCACTATTCTGAATAAGAGCTTGCGGAGAATTATCTTGAGAAGCAATGCTAAAGTTTACGTTACCATAAGAGGCAGTAGATATATCCCACGCAGTAGATAAAGTATAAGAATGTATTGCATCTGAAGCTTGCCCAACAATAAAAAGCTTTGTTCCTGATGCGTTTATAACAATTCCTGTAGGCGACCCATCTTGCGAGCTTAAACTAAAGCTTTTACTACTATAGGAGGCAGTGCTTATATCCCAAGCAGTAGATAAGCTGTATTGAAATATAGAATCAGCGCCGTCAGAACTAATTACATATAGTTCTGTGCCATCTGTTTTAAAAGTTAAATTTTGCGGATTTCCTGTTTGAGAGGATATGTTTAAATTTACAGAATTATAAGACGCTGTAGAAACATTCCACGCTGTAGATAAATCATACTCAAATACTTTATCTTGAGCTAATCCTGAAATATACATTTTTGTTCCATCGCTTTTAAAAGCAACGCCGTTTACTATTGCATCTTGAGATGAAACACTAAAATACACACTATCATAAGAGGCAGTAGAAACATCATAAGCAGTAGACAGGCTGTATTGGAATACATTGCCTGTATTTCCTACCATATACAATTTGCTTCCATTATCACCAAAAGCTAAGCCAAACGGCGTTGTCTCTTGCCCTGAAACACTAAAACTATTTGAAAGAGACGCTGAAGAAAGACTTGCGACCCAATCCAAAGTAGTCGCCGCAGCACTATCCAATCTCGTGTAATTCTGTGAAGTAGAATTAACATCCCATGAGTTATTAGTAGAGCCTGTCTGTGGTACTTCTTTAGTCACAGAAACGACAGGCGCAAGCACAGAGCTAGTCAGTGAGATTGAAGCTGACTCGCCGCTTGCGAAGGTCTTGGTTAGTGTGCCAAGTGTCGGGTCTGTTGTAACAGTTCCCCAGGACGCATCAGTGCCATCGGTCGTAAGATACTTGCCTGACTGACCTGTTTGAGAGGGTAACGGGTCAAGAGTGTTTAACTGCTGTTGTACATCTGACGTTAGACCATCAATAAAGTTAATTATTGCAGCGCTATCCCCTAAGTCTCTTGCATTGCTCATTATATAGTTCCTGGACGATTAGTCTCTTTTATGGTTTTGTGGGCCAATCTACATCTTCCAAGTTTGGAAAGTTTACATGAGCTGTTATATCTCGCAAGGCTTGTCGATAAGTAGCCATAGCTTCTGTCATTGTAACGTCTGACACTCCTGTCCAATCTGTTTCTA